CAGGAAACAGTCTGTTCGGTGCGGTCAGTGTTGAGTTGTTAAGCATCGTTATCTTTCCCTGAGTAACCTTCTCAAGCTCGTTCTGCTTAGGCTTGAATATTATATATGCCGCACCCAAGTTTACTAATCCATCAAATATTCCTGTAGACAGGTCTAGTGTTGTATTATTTACCACATTAGTTACAGTGGCGTATGTTGGTGCTGTCGGTAAAAGATTAAAAACAATATCACCTACCTGAACTCCTATGCTTTTAAATGTTGCATTAACATCTATAAGCTGCGTTGCGGATACGGTTGTTATTGTTCCCGTAGCTACTGTCGTCTCATAACCCAATACCTTATTAATAAGATAGTAGTCATCACCTGTATACAATTGAGCAGGCAGGAAAAAGGTATTGTTAGCATTGTGCGTAAGATATTTTGTCTCTGAAAAAAACTCTATAACCTCCTCATAGCTTCTCTTAATATCTGCATACCCTGTACCCGACTGACGAGCATTCTCCTTCTGTATCTGATAGTTGTAGCTATAAAAATAGTCATCGAATATATCTAACTGTGCCTGCTTTGCAAATAGATTGAAATCAGATGGAGAGATATATCCGTAATTGTTTTTATTAAGAATAGATAGAACGGTATTTCTAACTGAGTTTATCATCTTTTATTTTCTTTACACAAAGATAAGCAAAAAAAAAGAGGGCTCGTAAAAGCCCTCCGTTTCATAGTCTAGCGTAAAATACTATCCAATAGTAATCAGACTAACTGCATACGCAGGAGTAACTCTGTAAGCAGGGTTAGTCCACGAAGTTTGCAAGGCAGCAAGAACAGAATTTTGAATAAAATCCTGCATAGCCTCAGAGCCTGCACCAACTGTAGCGTGAGTAATAGTAACAACATCTTGAGCAGCAGCACCACCGTAAGTAATAGTAGTCTCTGTTGCAGATAATTGCTTAATCATTTTGATTCCAATACAAGAAACTAATCTGTTTGGTTCACCTGTAACAGGTATAGATAAAAATTTTTCCATTTGTAAAAAGTATTAATGGGTTAATAATACCACAAAGATACATAAAAAAAGGGACCCTATTAGAGTCCCTTCTTGTTTGAGTATGAATCAAACTTTCGTTATGAGGATTACAAATGTACAAATAATATGCCAACTATGCAAATCATAGTAGCTTCTCTAAGAATTTTAATGCATCAATACCCTCATCGCTTTGGAAGTAGCTGACAACCGTCATGTATGGGTCGTCACCAAATGGTACGTTAAGCATCTTCTTTTTATTTGTCGTGGTACTGAACCATACCTCCTTCTGATTCTTTCTAAATTGAAGCAGCCCTACCTCGAAAAATCTTCTCGATGTAGCCTGTAGCTTTAGCTCAGGGTCTCTTACTACGTCTAAGAAGTCCTCAGGGTAGCTGCGAGCATACAGGAGAACATCTCTCTTCATCTCTGCCGTTGAAACCTTAGAGGTATCTATGCCAAAGATTACTGAAGCAATATTCTCAAGCTGTCCTAAACTTAATTGACGTGCCTCGATAAGTGCGTCAACCTCTAAGTTTAAAATCTCTACATCCTCAGATGCGTCCTTCTCATCATTAACCTCCATGAATGACTTTCCATACATAGGGTGGTGGTGTAAGAACTGCTGTAATACTTGGTTTCTTTTTTCTACATGAAGAAATCCATCTTCAAATATAATAGGTTCTACAATGGCGTTGCCGTCCTGCTCATCCTCAAAGGGAGTCTTCTGATTGATAGCATATCGAAGAGGTCGGTTTATACCCTTGTCTTCATCAAACCATAGTAGTGGATATCTTTTTGTGTTGCGAGATGGTAACATAAATGTTAACGGTGCAACATCTCTTGTGAGCCGATAGCTCTTGCTTGTGTATTTTTCTTTTGTTTTCATTAGATATAATTAAATTTTAAAAAATAGGGAGTGCCCTAAGACACTCCCTGTATGGTGTCAACCTATTCTTACTCTTGGAATAAGAAGAAGTTGTTAGCTCCTAGAGTACATACCGCTCTCTCAGAAAGGAAGTTAACCTCCATTGCATCTAAGTCAGAAGTACGAGCCCCTCCTGCAGAACCTGTAATCCAAGTCTTGTATCGTCTGTCTTCAGTCTCTGAAGCTCTGTAACGTACATGAAGGAATGGACGCTTAGCGTTCTTTCCAAGGATTTGGTCATACACAGTAGTGGAACCTGCAGGTACTAATAGTCCGTTTACACGTCCTGAACCTGCTCCTGTTGGTAAACCACCTCTCATCGTTGGGTCGTTTAGGTATTTCCAATCAGACTTGTAGAAGTCATAACCTCTACGGAATCCTGTGAAACCTAAGTTAAGTGCCATCTCTTCGTCATTGTCAAACAATCCGTAAGATGTACCACCCGCTCCATAAGAGTTCTGAGCTGCTAACATATCGTCAATATCGAAACCGAACTGACGGTCTAAGAAGATTACATTCTCCTCGATAGAACCTTGCTTGTCAAGACGTGAGATGATAGCGTCAAAGTCTGCCAAAGCTACAGGGTTTCCACCTGACCATACGTTACCTCTGTTCTCTACAGAATAGAAGATACCCTCTGAACCTTTGAAGCTCTGCCCAATTGCACCTGAACCTGCCTCTGCAGGAACTGCCTCAATCATTGCTGTCTCAAGGTAGTCGTCAAAACGTAGACGAGTCTCGTGCTCAGACTTCAGGTACCATAGGTATCCGTTAGCCCCGTTCTCAGTTGTTACCTCAATCCATCCAATCTGTGCCATATCAGAACCTGATACAGAGTATTTATCTTTCAAGATGATTGGAGAGTTGTCAAGGATGATGTCGTCAGCCTCTAAAGACCCCTGCATTCCTACTGTTCCTTTTCTAAACTCAGAACCGTAGATGAATACTGATACATCAGCATTACCTGCTGCTGAACCTCCTGTGAAACCTGCTGCCTCATAGAAGGCTACAGTGAAGGTGTTCACTGTTGGGACCGCTGTTACGATACCCTTGTTACTTCCACTTCCGTCATTCTTAACAACCATAACCGTCTGTCCTACTCGGATAGCGATTGATGGTGTACCTAAGGCTCCTGCTGTTGAACCTGCAGGTGCTAGGGGGTCATTTACCGTAAAGGTAGCATTTCCTGCAGCCACTAATGGTGCTAAACCTACGTTTGTGTACTTCGTGTGTAATCTTCCCTGCTCTGCCCATTTGATAAGGTCTGAGTTAGAAGGCATCTCTGCTCCTACTAATCGTAGGAAGGATGCGATTGTTCTATTACCATAACGCTCAAATTCTTTCTCGTAAGTATCAGGAAGATACTGATTCAAGAAGTTGAAGTCGGTAATGTAGTTTGTTGCTGTGGGAATCTGCGTTGCAGATGGCTGCAAGTCAAATCCCGGTGTTGCGTCTACTGCCATTTTCTTTTTCTTTTTTTAAAATTATTTTTTCTTTAAACTTCTAATTTTCAAGCCTTTACCTGAATCAGGATTTATAGCTCGAATCTGCACGCCCCCCTTATTACTTACCTCAGGTGCTGTACGCTCAGACATATTAATGTTTTTCATCTTGCGTGTAACATCCTCAGTAGCCGAAGCCTTACCCTGCTCGTAAAAGAACTGAGCAAACTTCTCAGGGTTTGATGCGACTGCTATCGCCTTATGGTATCCTTGGGCATCGGAGATTAAACCGTCCTCAGTCATAAACTTATTTATAAAGTTCATTACATTAGACTGCTCCTTCTTCATTGCGTCCAAGGACTGCGGTGAATATAGAACTGCGTTACCGTCAACAGAGAACTCAAAACCTTTGAACTCTCCTCCAAAGACCTCATCGGTCTTTTCAGTAAACCACTGTCTTCTACGCTCACCCTCTACCTTTTGGGTGTCAGCAGATTTTATATATTGCTCGTAAGCCTCAAGCTTTTCAGTATCGACTTGTGAACCCTCGCTAGCCCTTGACTCAAGTGGCTGCTTGTATTGTTCCTTCATCTCATTGAAGTAGCTCTTTGCTTTTGCAATCTCTTTTTTCTTTGCTAGCTTGATTTTTTTGACTTCCGACTCGGT